TACACAGCAGGTAAGGGTTCGTAGTTGTTCTGTTACCATTGCGACGCCTTTTGTTTTCGCGACGCCTTTGACTTTTCGTCGGCCGACCGCGAGAAGGCGAGACTTTTAGGGAAAGCGAACTCGTCATCGCCGCTTTGAAGAGAGACATTTAGATCGGTTTTTTTTTTCGCTGTTTCTCGTGTTCTGTTACCCACTCACTCACCAAGATGCCAATTGCGAAGCATTGGGCGTTTACTATCTTTGAGGGTCACCTCTTGGGTGACATTAAGACGATTGATGACTGGTACCGCGAGGCTCAGTCTTTTACTTTGGGAGTGAAGTATCTTGTTTTTCAGATTGAGATTGCACCTAACACTGGGGCTGAGCACATTCAAGGCTTTGTTTCTTTTGCGGGCAAGAAGCGCGACTCGACTATCTCGAACTTGTTTGGCAAGGTCTCACGTTACTGCTTCACGGTAATGAAGAAGGGAGCTACGCCGCACGACAACAAGGTTTACTGTACCAAGGAGGACACTCGCAAGCCCGGTACTGTGCCTTTCGAATTCGGAGAAGTTCCCGAAGGCCTGAACGAAGTGGCCGAAATGAGCAAGCTTGACACGTTCATTGAGGAGTGCAAGGCAACAAGCAAGTTTCGAGCTATCTCTCTCTACCCTTCTACTTACATCCGACACTGTAATGGAATCGATCGTTGGTACTCCATCTTTGAGCGCTCTCGCGCTTCGAAGGAGCGTGAGGTTGACATCATTGTTTGTTACGGCAACCCTGGTTCTGGCAAGTCTCGCTTCGCACACGACTTTGACTCTCGCGAAAACACCTTCGTGTTTCCTGCTTTGGAGTTTAAGCAGCGACTCAACCTCGATGGCTATCAAGGTCAGCGCACTGTCATCATTGACGACTACAAGGGCCAGATTGACTACGGTACTTTCAAGAATCTTACGGATCGCTACGTCTACGACTTCAACACGAAGGGTTCTATGGTCTTGGGGACTTGGACTACTTTGATCATCACTTCGAACGAGCACCCGAACCGTTGGTACGAAGGTCAAGACCATTGGGGCATTCGCGGTACTACTTCGCAGTCCGCTCTTCAGCGTCGTTACAACAATGTTTGGTACTTCGACGGTGTTTTGCAAGAAGACTGTACTGGTGTTACTGTTCACGACCACGACAATGGTATCAGTTGCGACTGGCGTCAACTACTGAACTGGCAAGCAACTTACGGCGACGAAAGCCCTCCTGCCAACGCTGAGGCTCAGGCTCCCCTGGCTTCCAGTAATCCGCCGGTTGCACCAGTCAACGAAGATTGGGACGTTGGTGAAATGGAACTACTTTGGGCTGATCTCGAGCGCCCCCGCTCTCGTGACCCTACACCGGACCCTAGTCCTTTTGACTTTGACTACTGTTCTGAGACGGAACGTCTTTTGAACGGGGAAGAGGGGGAAGAAGAACCTCAAGATACCGTGAATTTGTTTTGAACGAACAAGCTGATTTTTATAAACAATGTTTTGACTGAAAACTTTTGAGTGTTGAACCTCGCAGGGGCGTTCTCCCCTAACCATCCAGTAACGGCCTCCACCATCCCCAAACGGCCTGGTTTAGTCGCAGTAGTACGCGCGAGACGCAGCTTGAATGTTGATAGCACTGGCTCCAGTGAACTGTCCGCCGTACAGCAGCAAGAAGAAGTTCGCAGTGACGAGCCCTGCAACCGTGGGAGTCGAGTTGGCAGAGGTAATGTTGACTGTCAAGGGCATCTTGGGAGCGTAGCGAATGTCGAACGGAATGCGACGGAAGGCAGTCGACACAGTACTTGCAGTTGAGTCGTTGGCAGCAGCAACAGGCTGGATGATGAACTTGAGATCCTTCAGAATGCGGAATCGACCACTCACGGCAGACACTCGCTGAAACGAGAACTCGTTTTCACCAGCTGCCCCAATGTCTTGCATCACGTCTTCACCTTGAGCTTGAGCTCCGTTAGGCTGACTGTCCATGACGAGTAGCAGGCGAGCAGTACGAGTAGCGCTCACAGCAGCTCCGGCGGTAACCGTAGAGATATCCACAGCACCTCGAATGCGCAAAGCCTTCAGCTTGTAGCGATTCCCGTTAATCTGACCGTAGCCAGAACCGACGGCAGAAGGAATGAGAGCAGAATCAGTATACGCAGCAGCAACACCAGAGGAGTTGACGTAGTTGTCGCACGGAACTTCCGTGTTAGCCCAATCAGTACCCGCCGCAGTGACTGTCGCATTGATGCCCACATCAAAGTACTTCGTTTCAGGCGTAACGATGGCGCGGAGGGCGGAGCCGCCGAGGAAGGCACCGGCGCGACGGGCTCGCTGGTACCCACCGTACCCAGCGCCACGACGAGCATCAAACTTGCGACCACGAGACTTAGTGCGAAGCACATCAGACATGTATTGGCGCTGACTCCCAGCGTTGTAGAAAGAAGGCTTGCGAACGGGCATGAGAAAAGGAAGTCGAAGGAGAACGTTCTTGTATTTGTTGACTTCTGTCACACGCTTTGTGTTTTTGCGACACCTTTTTGTTTTTTGTGCCGCTATAGTTCCAACCCCCTGGAACTATGGGATTTTCAGAATTTTGAATACCCGGTATTATTTTCGGTAGTTTATTTTTCCTTTGTTCCAAGGAAAAAAGAGCACACAGGTAATATCCGTAACTGTGTGCTCTCGGCCGACCTTCGGTCGGCTCTGTCTTTTTTTCCTTTCAGTCAGTTTTTTTCCAGATGGCTTTTCCAAACAAGACGAAGGTTCTCCTGAACCCTAACTACGACTACGAAGACCCTGCGATGAGTTGGATCGATCTGGTGATGGCAACGCGCGAACTGGACCACGACACCCGAATGGCCAAGATCAACGAGTTGTGTTTGGTCGCCAAGAACTCGCATTGGACCCACGCTTTGTGGGACCAAGTCATGGCTGAACTGGAGACCTCTGAGTACGAAGTCCTCGACGAGGATTCAGCTGATGACGCTGCTGCCGACACTCTCTCAACGTTGCCTTACGAGCACCACAGTTTCCGTGAGGACAGTCAGTGGGATCAGTAAACAGTTTTTTTGCACTTTAAACACGGACTCGCTTCGCTCGTAGGGGCCTCCAGCGCCAAGGCGCTGCGGATGAGCGCTTGGAGCGCATGGTGGGCGACGGAATCAGTGGGAAAAGGGAAAGTCTAGGGGTTTGGGGGCACTGAACCCCGGATGGCGTAACAGTGCATCCGCGCTCCCCGGCATCATGCATCCGCAGCCCCTAACCCCCGTGCATCCGCGACCGTTCGGGCGCTGGCGCTGCGCGCCTTGGTCGCGCCCTCACTGGGAGTGCTTGTACTCTCAGTATCCTTCACTGGCCCCCGGGGCCCCTAACCTCATGCATCCGCATCCTTCATCTTTGGGCCTGGCGTCGGTCCGCGCCTCTCGGCTGTTCCCTCCTTGGCCGGTATTGCTAATGTAATAGTTTGTTGTGTTTTTAACCCTTTGCGACGGAATCAGTTGGAGTGTTCTCCCCTAACCATCCAGTAACGGCCTCCACCATCCCCAAACGGCCTGACACTCCAACCGTACCGGCTGGACCTTCTGAACTGAACTACACAGCAGGTAAGGGTTCGTAGTTGTTCTGTTACCTTTTGCGACACCTTTTGTTTTCGCGACGCCTTTGACTTTTCGTCGGCCGACTGCGAGAAGGCGAGACTTTGAGGGAAAGCGAACTCGTCATCGCCGCTTTGAAGAGCGACATTTAGATCGGTTTTTTTTTTCGCTGTTTTTTGTGTTCTGTTACCCACTCACTCACCAAGATGCCAATTGCGAAGCATTGGGCGTTTACTATCTTTCAGGGTCACCTCTTGGGTGACATCAAGACGATTGATGACTGGTATCGCGAAGCTCAGTCTTTTACGTTGGGAGTGAAGTACCTTGTTTTTCAGATTGAGATTGCACCTAACACTGGAGCTGAGCACATTCAAGGTTTTGTTTCTTTCGCTGGCAAGAAGCGCGAATCCACGATCTCGAACTTGTTTGGGAAGGTCTCTCGTTACTGCTTCACCGTGATGAAGAAGGGTGCTACGCCGCACGACAACAAGGTCTACTGTACCAAGGAAGACTCTCGCAAGCCCGGTACAGTCCCTTTCGAGTTTGGAGAAGTTCCCGAAGGACTCAACGAAGTTGCAGAAATGAGCAAGCTTGATACTTTCATCGAGGAATGCAAGGCGACCAGCAAGTTTCGAGCTATCAGTTTGTACCCTTCTACTTACATCCGACACTGTAACGGTATTGATCGTTGGTACTCCATCTTTGAGCGCTCTCGCGCTTCGAAGGAGCGTGAAGTTGACATCATTGTTTGTTACGGCAACCCTGGTTCTGGCAAGTCTCGCTTCGCTCACGACTTCGACTCTCGTGACAACACCTTTGTCTTTCCTGCTTTGGAGTTTAAGCAGCGCCTCAACCTCGATGGCTATCAAGGTCAACGCACTGTCATCATTGACGACTACAAGGGCCAGATTGACTACGGCACTTTCAAGAATCTTACGGACCGTTACGTCTACGACTTCAACACTAAGGGCTCAATGGTTTTGGGCACTTGGACTACTCTGATCATCACTTCTAACGAGCATCCGAACCGTTGGTACGAAGGACAAGACCACTGGGGCATCCGAGGCACTACTTCGCAGTCCGCTCTTCAGCGTCGTTACAACAATGTTTGGTTCTTCGACGGAGTGTTGCAACCTGACTGTTCTGGTGTTACTGTTCACGACCACGACAACGGAATCAGTTGTGACTGGACTCAGCTTCTCAACTGGCAAGCAACTTATGGCGACGAAAGCCCTCCTGCCAACGCTGGGGCTCAGGCTCAGGCTTCCAGTAATCCGCCGGTTGCTCCAGTTGCACCTGCAAACGAAGATTGGGACGTTGGTGAGATGGAACTACTTTGGGCTGACCTCGAGCGTCCCCGCTCTCGCGACCCTACTCCGGACCCTAGTCCTTTTGACTTTGACTACTGTTCTGAGACGGAACGTCTTTTGAACGGGGAAGAGGGGGAAGAAGAACCTCCAAACTCCCGGGCATTGTTTTGAACGAACGAATTGTGTTTTTATAAAAAGTGTTTTGACGGAAATCTTTTGAGTGTTGAACCTCGCAGGGGCGNTCTCCCCTAACCATCCAGTAACGGCCTCCACCATCCCCAAACGGCCTGGTTTAGTCGCAGTAGTACGCACGAGACGCAGCTTGAATGTTGATAGCACTGGCTCCAGTGAACTGTCCGCCGTACAGCAGCAAGAAGAAGTTGGCAGTGACGAGCCCAGCAATAGTGGGAGTTGAGTTGGCAGAGGTAATGTTCACGGTCAACGGCACCTTCGGGGCGTAACGAATGTCGAACGGAATGCGACGGAAGGCAGTCGACACAGTACTCGCAGTTGAGTCGT